GTCTTCCGTAACGCGATCGATCTGAATCGCTATAGCAACAGTGTTAGTCGTCGGTTAATCCGTGCATACAACGATGTTGTGCTGGATGCTGTTGATCAGCTTCGTGGGATTGATGAGCTTGCGTCGCCTGTCAAAGCTGCACGGCTTCGGGCGATCCTCGCGCAACTAAACGACTCGCTTCGTACTTGGTCTGGCGACAGCATCGCGACGATGACCGAGGAGCTACAGGGCCTAGCCGTTCTGCAATCGGAGTTTGCGGCGGAGCAGCTACAGAAGGCGCTACCTGCTGGCGCTGCGGCGACGGTCGGGACGGTAGAGATCAGCCCGGCACTAGGGCAGGCGATCGTTACGAGCCAACCGACAATGGCTGGCGTTGTGAATCTCAGCGATAGCTTCGAGCGCATTGCAAGTAATCCGATCAATTTCCAGCTAACCGTCGGGCAAGAGATAAGCCTGCCTAATGGTGAAGTCGTCCGAGAGGCATTCAGCAAGATGTCTGCGAGGCAGGCGGAGCTATTCAGCGTTGCTGTACGGAACGGCCTGTTAGAGGGCGAATCGGTGCCGAGTATCGTCCGCAGGTTGAAGGGGCGGCTCACGAAAGAACAGCGCGGATCGATCGACACGATCATTTCAGCGGGCGGGCAGGCAACGAGCATCCCTAATAACCAGATCAGGGCGATCGTGCGCACCAGTGTGAACCAGGTAGCTGTCGCTGCCGATCGGATCATCGCTGCCGAGAATCCTGATGCAACGGCAAAGTACCGCTACACGGCGACGCTCGACAGCCGGACTTCGCCGATCTGCCGGGCATTAGATGGCAAGGTGTTTAAGCACGGCAAGGGACCTTACCCGCCGCAACATTTCAACTGCCGCTCGCGTTACGTCAATATCCCGATCGGTCTTGAGAAAGAGTTCCGCGAAGCTCGGGAGGATTACGGGGATTGGCTAAACAAACAAAGCGATGCTGTAAAGCGCGATGCGCTAGGGCCGGAGCGTCTTGCAATGTGGAATGGCCTAGTCAAAAAGTACGGCCCGTCGGATGCGATCCGGAAGTTTGTTGCCCGGGACGGGTCAGAGCTAACTTTGGAACAGTTACGTTCTCGCGGTTATGGCTCCCCTGCCCGCTAAGTATCAGTACAAAGCGCAAGGCGCTGAGGCTAAGCCGAAGGCGACGGCCAAGAAAAAGTCCGCTAAAACTGAAGCACCTGCGGAGGCCGACTGATGCCTGGTTACCACGGACCTAAGAAGCCCCAATCCAAGATAGGTAAGAAAAAGGGAGGCAAGAAAAAGTGAGAAAGGGTTCTCGAGTCAAGTGGACGTTTGGCGGCGCAACCGTTTATGGCGTCTTCCAGGAAGTAAAGGGCACTGGAAAGTACAGCGTGAAAGGGCCTAAGGGCACTGTCACGCGCCAAGGCAAGCCCGGCGATCCTGTCGTGCTAATCAAGCACGGCAAGCAGTCCGTACTCAAGTTGCGTTCGCAGATCTCCGCTGCGCCTGCCGCTAAGAAAAAGTAATGGCTGGACGGATCGTCTACAGGGGTGAGACCTTTAGCGGCTACAACAAGCCGAAACGGACGCCCGAGCACCCTAAAAAAAGCCACGTTGTTCTCGCTAAGGAGAACGGCAAAGTTCGAATGATCCGCTTCGGGCAGCAGGGCGTTTCCGGATCGCCCCGAAAAAAGGGTGAATCGGAGAAGAGCAGAAAACGCCGAGAGTCTTTCCAAAAGCGGCACGCTAAAGACATCAAAAGAGGCAAGTTATCGGCGGCTTGGTGGTCTAATGAAGTGAAGTGGTAGAACCTTGTTACTATTAGGCTGCAATTTAGGCTGTGCCTAATGTCTGAAGAACAAACTGCTCCTGTGGAGCAAACTGTTGACACTAAAAAGCTCGAAGCAGAACTAGATGCAATGCGGCGTAAAAACGCCGAGCTGCTTGACGAGTACAAAAAGATTTCGACCCAGATCAAGAACGTTCCTGATGGGGTGGATATTCAGGAACTTATCGAGTTCAAGCACAAAGCCGAACAAAGCAAGCTCGAGTCGGAAGGAAAGTACACCGAGGCGCGGCAAGCTCTGGAGCAGCAGTTCCGTGAGGCGTCGGCGGAGAAGGACAAGCGCATTGCCGAACTCGAGGAGCGAGTGCGAGAGCTCGAACTCGTAACCCCTGCCGCAACGGCTCTTGCCGACGTCGTACACGATCCTGATCTCGTCCTGAAGTCGTACCTAAACGGCAAGGAGATCCAGCGCGAAAACGACGGCACTGTTGTCGTTGTCGATGGCTACGAGCGCACGCCTGTTATCGATTGGGCGAAGCGAAATACACCAGAGTGGGTGCAGAAAGCTCCTAAGCCGCAGGGCACCGGAGCCCCTTCAGGTCGCAGCACCGGAGGAGATATTCCACCCGGCACGAAGAATCCCTTCGCAAAGGACAGTTTTAATCTCACTGAACAATCGCGTCTTTTTCGCACAGACCGCGATATGTATGAGAGGTTGAAAGCAGCGGCTAACCGCTAACATCAACGCAAGGCAAGGCTGTGCCAAGCCAAGGGCTGTGCCCACACCGTAAATCTTATTTCTGAGGATCAGTCATGGCGACTCTTCGCTCTGACATCATCATCCCAGAGGTATTTACGCCATATGTCATTGAGCAAACCACTCAGCGTGATGCCTTCCTGGCCTCCGGTGTGGTTCAGCCAATGGCCGAGCTAAATGCCGCAGATGATGGTGGCGACTTTATTCAAGTCCCATTTTACAAAGCCAATCTGTCGGGCGATTTCGAGCGTCTGACTGATAGCTCTTCCCTGACTCCTGGCAAGATCACCGCAGACAAGCAGGTTGCTGCTGTCCTGCATCGTGGTCGCGCTTTTGAGTCCCGTGACCTCGCCGCACTGGCCGCAGGTTCCGACCCGATGGCTGCGATCGGCGCAAAGATCGCTGACTACATCGCAAACCAGCGTCAGAAGGACCTTTTGTCCTGCCTGGCTGGCGTCTTCGGCGCTGTCGGCGATACCAGCTCTGCTGCTTATGCAGGTCTGGCCGTTGACGGTGAGACCGGCGACACCCCGACCGTTCTTGGCCCCCGCCAGATCGTCGAAGGCAAGTCACTGCTTGGCGACCAAGGTGAAAAGCTCACCGCTATCTGCGTACACCCCAAGGTGTATTACGACCTGATGGAGCGCCGTGCACTCGACTTCGTGTACGACAACACCGGCGCTGCCGACTCCGACGCAACTCAAGGTTCAACTGCTAACGCCTTCGGCGGTGTGCAGGTCCCGACCTTCATGGGAATGCGTGTAATCGTGTCTGCCGATGTGCAGACCGCTGGCTCCGGTTCTTCTACCGAATATGCCAGCTATATGTTCACGCAGGGTGCGGTTGCGTCCGGTGAGCAGCTCGGTCTCCAGACAGAGACTGATCGTGACATCCTTGCCAAGAGCGATGCGATGTCCATCGATCTGCACTACGTGTACCACCCTGTCGGCTCGAAGTTCTCGACGTCTACCTCCAACCCGACTCGCGCTCAGCTCGAGACTGTTGGCAACTGGACGAAGGTCTACGAGACCAACAACATCGGCATCGTGCGGATTACCAACACCAGCAACCTCGACTGATAGGTAATCACCATGGCATCTATTTTTGAGGCAACAGCGGGCAAACTGATTGGCCCGACAACTGGCGGCACTGTGACCCAGGCTACCAACAAAACCACTGGCGTGACGCTTAACGCGGCATCCGGTCAAATCACCATGAACGGCGCAAGCCTTGCTGGTGGTGCTGAGGCCACCTTTACGGTGACCAACAGCGAAATCGCAGCTACCGACGTTGTGGTTGTTAACCACAGCTCCGCCGGTACTGCTGGCTCATATCTCGTCCAAGCCAACAGCATTGCTGCTGGTTCGTTCGCGATCACCGTGGCAAACGTTGGCTCTACCGCCAGCGAAGCCATTGTGCTGAGCTTTGTGGCTCTGAAGGGCGCTAGCTCCTGATGGGTTTGTTCGCCTTTAGGCGGATGAAGGAACGCGAGGCTGCTGCACTAGCGGCGGCCTCGGCTCCCGAAAAGCCGACCAACAAGACTTCTACCGTGAAGCCCGATGGCAGTAACAATCGACGCAACAGCGGGCGGCGCAAACGCCAACAGCTACATGACGCTGGCGCAAGCTGACGCTTACGTTGAGGCGATGATTAACAGCACGGATGTCTCTAAGTGGGGCACCGGCAACGACGACAGCCGTAATCGGGCTCTAGCTGCGGCTGCACAGCGCCTAGACCGTGAACGATTCCTAGGGGCTAGGGCGACAGATACCCAGGCACTGCAATGGCCTCGTACAGGCGTGCGTAAGCCTGACACCTACGTCAACACATACGCAACTGGCTTTCCATTTCGGATCTCCGAGGATTATTTCACCGACACGGAGATTCCGGACCAAATCAAACGAGCACAGATCGAGCTTGCTGTTTACCTGCACAACAACGCGGACGGCATCAGCCTTAGCGGGTTGAACGACTACAAGAACGTCAAGATCGGCAGCATCGATGTAACGCCCGATAAAACCGGAGCTGTCGGAGCCGACCATGTTCCGCCAATGTTTGAAAGGTACTTGACGGGTCTTAGAATTAGCGGGCCGGGCAACGTTGCTATTCGCAGGAGCTAGTCATGGGTTACGGGTATGCGCCTACAAAGGCGACGATCATCACGAACACCGCAGCCCAGACTGGTCGGTTTGTGAAGATCATGGCGCTCGAGGATTCTGTGATTGCGTCGATGACTTCGGCTGCGATTACGGAGAACGGCTCCTCGACTATCAACGGAATCAACATCAACACCTCTGCCTGCATCGAAGGGCTCGAGGTGACGAGCATCACTCTGACTAGCGGAACAGTTGTTGCTTACGAAGCCTGATGGGACTTGCCCAGTCGCTAGAGAAGGTTGCCGGTAGCGTTATCGACGCGCTCGGCGCTGACGTAACGATCAGGTATGTGACGGCTGGGAGTTACAACACGACGACCGGGGCGATCGCCGAAACGACTAGCGACACTGCGATCAAGGGTGTCGTTCAGGCAATACGGCAGAACGAAGTGAACGACCTCGTGCAGGCGAGCGATAAGCGTCTGATCGTTCCTGCGAAAGAGCTAGGGACTGCTCCGGAGACCAAGGACCGTGTTGTCATTAGCTCCGTAGTTCACCAGATCATCGAGGTGCAGACGATCGACCAGGACAACACCGCGATTACTTACGAGCTGATCCTGAGGGCGTAATCGTGAAGATTGACTTTGGCGACTTTGTAGAAGAGGTGGCCGAGGCTGTAGTCAAAGAGGCCACGATCGACCTGCACTCGAAGCTTAAGCTCTACGAGGCAGCAGCTAGGGGCGGTCTAGGCACACCTGTTGATACGGGAGTGTTGATTGGCAGATGGCAAATGACGATAGACAACCCAAGGCAAGGTCGCGTGTTTAATAACTTGGACTATGCAGAACCAGTCATCACGGGCGAAAACCTGCCGCGCTCCTGGGGTGGGAAGTACAGGACACGGCAGGGCACGCAAGTGAACTACCACGAATCAATCCTTGAGGAGGTCGCTGACAAAGACATGCCTAAGATTGTCCGTAGGGCCGTCCGGAGGCTTAGTTAATGGCCGCTGCTGATCTCAACGCAATCCGGGCAACGGTCGAGGGCAGGCTTGCCACAGAGCTTGCTAACAGCCCTGCCTTGCCGGTGGTGTTTAACAATATGGCGTATGAGCCAACACCTAACAGTTCTTGGGTGCAATGCCTTACCGCCTTCGGAGCTAACGAATACCTAGGTCATGGCCTGACAACCAGCGGCTACAACCGGATTGCTGGGCTTACGCTGATCAACATTTTCACGCCTAAAGGCGCAGGCCCTGGCGCAAATCTTGTCATTGGTAAACGTATTCGAGATTTGTATAATCGGATCATCGTGTCGGGGGTTTTCTTCGACGCTCCAAACGGCCCAGAGGCTACGGGTTCACCTAGTCCCGAGGGTTACTTCCAAACACAGGTCCGTGTGGCCTTTGAATTCATCGAGGAACTCT